GTAATTTCAATCTTTTGGCAAATTCTTTTTAATTTGTCCTTAAACCAATCTTCCGTGTCAATTAGGTTGTTTGCTTGTTTGATATTGTGAATTGCGGTGGTATGGTCTTTAGTGCCGGTGTATGCGCTTATCTCTTTAAGGTTCAATTTAGTATACCTTCTCAGTAAGTAAGCAGCAGCCTTGCGACCAAAGGTAGTTCTTAAACTCCTATCCCTTCTTGATATATCGCATTCAAATACCTCTTCAACTAATTTAACGATGCTTCTCGCACCTATATCCGCACCTAAAGGCTCGTTGTCTTCTATGCCTAACAACCCTAACTGCGACATCATTTCGTGCAACTTTGCGTGGGTATTACGTTGAGCATAATATAACTCCTTTAACTGTCTTATTGAAACATCTCTATTTTTCGTTAGCATAATTAAAACGGCAGTCCTTCCGTATCTTCTTTTGGTTTGAAATCATTTACATAAATCTTATAATCTGGTTGCTTGTCCTCTGTCTTGTAGGCATTAACCCACATCGAGTAACGTACATCATTGATTGTAAAATTAATTACTTCTCCTTTAGTGGTGGTCTTTTTCCAAGCACCTGCACTCCATTTTTTTTCTGTCATTTGTTTATTTTTTAATTGAATATTGAGCTACTAATTTACTTTGTTTTTTTGTACCTACGTTAATTAATTCCGTTCTTACTTTATAGCCTTTGCGTTTTAATTCAAATACTACGGCTGCAAGTCGAAGGCTATTGTACTTCGTTAATGCTTGGATTGGTGTCAATGTTTTGCCCGTAAGCAAGTGGTTCAAGATTTGTTGTTGTTGTGTCATTGTTATTGATTTGGTTAAAAAAAACTGGTTTGTCTAAAAGTGTTTGATATTTTTCTATAAAAATTAATAGGTCTTTATATGCCTCTTCGTTATACCAAGCGTAATGGTAAACCTCAGCCAGAAGCATTTGCCTTTCAAATGGTAATAGTTCCCTCATTAGCTTTTCTTTATTGTTTCCTTAATCTTGTTAAATTCGTCTAATGTCTTGATAGCATTGATTTTTAACGCAGCCTTTACCTTCTGGTCATCAGTAAACTTTGTCTTGTCAAGTGCTTCTATCAAGAACGCTTTTTGTCCTTCGCTTACTTCGTCTTTGTGTTCATTAGTAGCGTCTGCATCTTTAGTGTCATCGATTGCAAAGAGTCCGTTAAGCGCATACTTTCGAGCATACGAACTACACGCTCCGGTTAGCTGCGCAGCATCCATTCCTTTCTTATTTTCTTCTTCACGAGCAATCCCGGTGCAAGTAATGTTATCTTCTCCATTACTTAAACAAGCAGTTGCCTTTACATATACCCTACCGCCTACTTCTATTACTTCGTCGCTTAACATTAAAGCGTAGCCGTATTTATGGCAGATAGGTTTAGCTGCTTCGATTATATCTTCTGCACTTCGGTACTTGTATTTAGCAAAAGCATTAAATTGGTTTTTAGGTGCTTTTAATTCCTGTTGAATTTTAATTAGGCTCATTGGTTTCTGGTGTTGTTTCTTTAATAATATAATGTTCCAATACTTCGATAGTCGGCTCTTGTTTTTTTCTCATTCCTATAAATATTTCATAGGCTTGTGAGTAGTCCAACGATATAGTGTCCTTTTCGTAGCGACCATCTACTGTTGAATAATAATAAACATCGCCTCTGTGGTTAGTTTCTTTGATAAATTCAATCTTCATATACTTCGTTTTTTAAAAGTTCAAGTTCTGCATTGTGTTCTACCCAACGAGTAAACGTGTAATCATCGTCTTCGTAATCGTAGTTTTTAGGCAATAAGGCAGGGTCATAGGGGTTTGATGTACTCCTATCCCCCTGGAGTAGAATGTTCCCGTATCTCTCGAATTGGAACTTCTGGTAGTAGGTTAAATGTGTCATTTGTGTTTTGTTTCAACAAATTTACTACAATTAACAATACAAAGTTCAAAACTTGTAAAATATTTTTAAATTATTTTTGCAACATTGTTGCATTTGTACGTACGATTGTACGGATATACGTACAAAGTAAGGGTAAAACTTGACTAAAAATGTAATAAAGTAAAGGTAAATCTTTACTAAAAGTAGTAGAATTACTACCTTTTATAGCAACTTTTGAAAGTAAAGTTTGTCAGAACCCCCGTAAGAATACTCAGGAAGGTAAAGCCTAAACCCACAAGCTATAAGGTTATTTGCGCTCGGAAAGTTGTCTAATGTTGTGTATGTAATAGCTATATGGCAAAAAGTAGAAGCAGCCTTTAACCTTGTTTTTATCATTCGCTTTTGTATTCCTTGCCCTCGATGTGATTTCTTAACCCACGCTCTGTTAAAAATACAAATGCCCTTGCTATAAATAGAACCGCAATAAGCAACTATCTCGCCTTCGTCTAACATAACCCACCACTCACGATTGTACTGGAACTCGTCACCGCAACCTTTAAAGTTTGGGTTATTGTAATCTAATTCTCTAAGTTGCTCGTATGTTTCTTTGTCTAATACGTTGCCGAAGCTAAATATCTTTTTGAGGCGCATTGTGTATCTGTTCAAGTTTAGTAAGGTATAAAATTGCATCTTGTAATTCCTGCTTTAAATGTGTTATCCATTCGCCCGTACTTAAATCTTCTCTATCCATTGTGCAGTTATACTTCACCTTGCCTACTTGTTCACGACTGCGCATATCTTCAATAACTAAGCTAAGTATTTTACTATCCATTATCTGTCTGTTTTGGTGTGCATTTTATTACAAGTTTTGCATTGTAGTTGTACCTTTTTAACTCCTGTTGAACTTGTTCTTCTATTAACTATAATCAACTCGTCGCTGCCACATTCAGGGCAAGAGCCTCTATCTTCTCCAAATATAACTCCGTAATGCGTTTTAGGTTCAATGTGATTTTTAAGTGCGTTAAATACCTGCTCTAATAAAACAACATCTTTTTGGCAGTACTTAATCATTTTAGCCATAGCTACTTTGTCCTTATGCAGAACGATGTCTTTCCATAAACTGTACTCTGTTTTAATCTTAGTGCCAATGCCTAAGTAATCAGCTATGTAGTTAAGCTTGTTGCTATTAAATCTAAACTTTTGACGTGCTACTTTTAACGTGTCGATTGTAACGTACTTAGGAAACATCTCTATCCCGTGAAACAAGCACCTGGTTCTAATCCAAGCCATATCAAACTTGTCGCCATTGTGTCCTATAATTTCCGAAGCCGTGTTTGCTACTTCAATAAACTTTTGTAGCATTCTTTTGTCGCATTGTTTACTATCCCATTCCAAAGCGTAAACTTGTTTCTCATCTTCCCACTTATAACAAATACAAATTACTGCTCGTTCTTTTATTATACTTTCTGGACCGATGTTAAGCTTGTAACCGGAACTCCAAAAGAAGCCAATATTTGCCGAAACTTCGATGTCAAAGAATAGTCGTTTGCGTTTTGATTTTAGCATTGTTTATTTTTGGCTGAATTTATCTATTGTTGTAGTACCCATCGCAGCTATGCAAATAACCATTACGGCATCTACAAGTTTATCCGAAGGGGCAATCTCTTGATGTGTAAAGCTATTAGCTAATAAGGTAATGCAGATAAATAAAGCAGATAGTAAAGCAATAACTCGCTTTGTAGACACGCTACCTCTTTCGTCTGATAATAAATTGGCTAACCATTTCATAATATTAATTTAAGGTGTTATTAATTCAAATGACCATATATACCCGTATGCAATTTTTCTTTCTTTTCTGCATACTGAATGTATATTTCCAATAGAATAGTTTTTATATGTTTTTTTAATTTCAAGAGCGTAATTCCAAGTATTAATCAAATTAAATTCGGTATCGTATTGGTATATCTTTTTTCTTAATTTACCATTTTCTAATCTTGTCTTAATCATTTTCTCAATTCCTTCTTTTGACATACTTTGTCCTTTTCTTGAAGGCGGTATTTGATTTCTTAATTTTGCGGAATAAGATAAACTTGATTTATGATTGTCAGATAAAGGTACTCCTCTTCTTTTATTAGCTACCTTTTCTTTATTTTCAATCCTTTTCATTGGATTATTAATACCAATAAGTATAGGTGGATTTTCTCCACCATTAGTTAAATTGACTAAAGTTCCTTGCCCTAAATCTCTTCTCCCGTATATAGATATAAACTCTTTCTCTTTTTCACAAGCTTGTTCCCAAGTTAAGTTATCCATAAGTATTTCTACTTCATAACCCTTTGATGCTATGTTATGCCAAAAGTCAGACCTTTTAGTTTTAGAACTTTGATAAGCTCTTTTATAAGTATCATCTTTACCTATGCCAATGTAAAATGGTTCGTTCTTGTCAAGCCTAATATGTCTATAAACGTATGCCATTAAGGAGTAAAATATAGTTTAGATTCTGCGGCTCTGCGCTTTTCTAATCCTGCTAATACCTTGTTGTTCGCTCGTACCCACTTAGCAAACTCCAAAGCTATTGTCGGGTCGTTAGGATTAGCGTTTACCTTCTTTAATAATGTAGAACTCTTTAAGTTTCCGATACCTGCGTTATAGGCAAAGCTTGTAAGTGCAGCAAATTGATTAGGGGTAACTGTACTTTTGATTAAAGGCTTAACTTTATCAGCAAAGTCCTTAGCTATAATTTCAAATAATTCATTCGCTCGTTCTTGGCTAATCTTATCTTCAGGCTTTACAGGTGTTCCGTTCTCGTAAAAAGTATTCCCGTAGCCTATTGTGTCCTTTGCTGCGCTGCATTTGTAAGCTACTAACTTGCAGCCTTCGTAGAATTTAATTAGGTCTTTGCCTTTGTCGTTTAATTGCATCTTAATTTATTTGTGAGTATAGAAATAAAGTTAGCATAGCAAATAGAACCGAATTAAGCCTATGTAGTTTTATTTCAAAATCTACTGCCTTTTCGTATTTCTCGTAAATCGCTATGTTTTTATAATACCTACTACGATAATCGTTTAACGTATCGTTAGCTATTTTATTGCGTATTGTAAGGGTATCTTTAAGGGTAAGTAAGTCAATGCGAAGGCTATCCCTTGTCTTGATGTTAGCTTTAATTAAGCTATCTATTCGTGTGTTTTGGTAGCTTACTAAATTAGTTAGGCTATCAAATGAGTTGTTAATCTTCTCGCCTTCTGACCGGCTAATAATAATCTTGTCCTCGCCGCCTATCTTCTTAACGTATTGGGCGAAGCTGAAACTTGGTGCTATTAGTATCGACAGAATTAGCAGAATCCAATTTAGCCTTAACTTCATTTAGTTCTGTTTTTAATTCTTTTACTTCTTGCTTTAAGGTAACTATTGTTTTTACTGTCTTTGT